ACGCTCTCGTAGTAGCGAGGCCCCCATAGGAAATGCTTCGTCGTGGGAAAAATAACCACGATCGTATAATGCTTTATCAAGTTGCAAAAGAAGACTAGTCTTCCGATGCGCCTGGTAAAACATTTTTGGAGTGACAGGTGAAATCTCTACGCCATTCATAAAATAACGTTTGGCAATTTCAGCTGCCTTTGATTCACTACTGGAAGGAAGAATGGTTTTATTAAAATTTATTTCCATTCCCAATTCTCTAATAGAATCAAGGTACTCCAAAGCAACTTCTTTGTTACATATAACTATATCATCTCCGATGATAGCATAGTATCTATTAAATTTTGAGATCCTATGTTTAGCAAAGGCATGGTTTACGATTATATGGTGGCATAATGCCATAGAAGGCCATGAGCTTAATAAGCCCATGGGCTGACCCACTTTGTAATTTACGTGGCTATCAGATTCTCTGTTGTACACTTTTCGCAACATGAGTTCCTTCCAAAACATAGCTATATTGGGAGACACTTCTTGTGTCAAAGATTGTATTATGTTAAATTGCAACTCAAAGGGCATTCTGTCCGTTGCGGCCGAAAGGTCGTAGCAATAGCAGTGTAATCCTTGTTTTGTATACTCCTTAACTTTCAAAGCAATCTTATCGTGCGACTTTGTCCCGTCGTTAGGAAACTTCTTTAAACAATCCATTAAATATTTATGGATGGGTTTCAAAACGCATTGTGACCAAATGTCCCCGATACAAATAATCCTAGTTTTACCGCCCCCTTCAGCAATGAAATGTAGCCTCATGGTTAGGTATTTACTATTATTTGTGATACTAGAAGTTTGGATAGAAGTAGCAAGAGATTCGCTTGTTTCAAGAACCTTGTTAAAAGTAATTAAAGGCTGACCTGAATATACTAAGGCCGAAAGCGCTTTAACGCAAGGTAATTGTTCATCACGAATCAAGGCTACGAGGTCACACAGAGATGTGTGTCCCATTGTTTTTGGGCCAGAACCACCAGCTTTGGTGGTCACGTGTATTGGAGATATAGTTTTCTCTTTCTCGAATTCCTCAACCTTATAAAGGGCTAAAGTCTTTTCGATCGAGTCTGTTATATCGCCAACGCGGGTGTCAAACGATGTCCTGTCAACAGTAAGAGAGTCGGTTATAGTAGAAATATTATAATCGATATCAGTTACAATTAGGCGGTACGAGTTAGTCAAATTAAGCAAAAAGCGCTGAAAAGGAACATTAGTTTTTAAATCCTTTTGTTCACTACACGTTAATCCCAAAATTGAGGGTAAACCTTCTTTATTAGTTTTGAT